GGGGAATCCATTTGCAATAACACCAGCCGCGCTGACGGTTGAATACGCTATAGCATCAGGGTCTTCATAACTACCCGGGTCATCTTCTGCAAGCGTTAGAGAAATTCCGCTTTCTGTAAAACTCCAACCCATGCAACGGAAAACCTTTGACGAAAATCCAAGCTCACCAATAGTCACTTCAACTCTGTCACCGACCGTTATTGCCATTGCCGAAAGGTTGGCTGGAAACGTCAACAGCTTCTGCTGGTCGCTCATCTGAATCAGCTTATTGGCTATTCGTTGAGCCATGTAGCTTGAGTTAGTAAACGGCAGCTCAATCTCGCGCTCTAAAGTCTCATTGTTATCACGAATTAACGCAGCAGTAAGTTGAACCCGTGGAGCCTCGACAGATTTGTGATTTTGCAACGGGTCTATGATGATAGGTTTGACAGCATTGAACCTGTCGGATCGCTCAACAGACGTTTTAACCGTCACTGGCCCAGCCAAATCATCTTCGGTCAATACATGACTAGATGCTTTATATACTCCTGCGCTGATAATGTATTCACCGCCAGAGTAAACTAGCGAGCCGTTCATTGACGACAGCAGTTTGTTGATGCTAGTCATGTGCGGGTCTGTGCCGAATAGAACGCCATTAGCGGTGAATCTCTTTTCAGTCCCGCCGGGAACAGGAACAGAAACGTCGCAAGCGTCGGCTGCAATAATCACTTCAGGCCAATCAATTTTAGCGGTCGCGACACCCATACCGAATTGTATATTGGTTAGATAATCAGCGACGCACAAAGCCGGGTTGTCAGAGTAGGCTATGTAGGCTGGGTTGGTTGGATTTTCGCCAGCAGTATTGCCAGCAGCTACGTCTAATCGCGGATCGTATATTTTTCGACCTTTAACCAGAGCGCGAATGTTATTCGGTGAATACTTGCCCCAGAGTTCTTGGCTCGCAGTCGCCTCTAATAGAGTGAAAATCGTGTGGATATATGCGATTCCTTGGCCTTTGTTATTGGCGCTATAATCAGCAAACCTTTGAACAAGAATTGGATCAGCAGTTTGACCAGCAGTGCCAAGATATTTGGCAACATAAACTTGGGTAATACTGCTTCCAGACACCGAAACTGGCCCGAATGTACCAGATATAACCGGCCCGCTTGGGTTCGTTATAACCTCATCGTCAAGCCAAACGTCTGTAATCGCCTCGACTTCATGACCAGCAAGCGCAATAACATGATGAAGGTCTTGGTTGTCGCTTCCCGATAATCCTAAGAAAGCCAGCGGTCCAGACACCAGCGCCTGACCGTAGATTATTTTCATTGGCTCAACAGTGCTTTTTGATGTTACTTGTCTGCTCCGGTCAGTATCTGGGACTCCCGGCATATCTGGCGTTAGAAGTTTGGTGGCAAGCATTGCCCCGCCAGCGATGATAGCCGTGCCAGCAACCAACGTTACGCCCACGAAAGCAGAAAGACTCAAACCAGCCAGAAAAGCAGCGCCGCCAACAGCTCCAATCACAGCCGATCCGATTGCGGTTACTGCTAAAATTACTGGCGGCATATCTTCCAACCCTTTGTGATGTATCTTTCGTTGACTCTAGCCATGCCTTTTTTGGTCAGGCAAACAGCTTCTGTTCCGAATTTTATGCCCATGGCCTGCCCGACTATAGGCAGATCAACAATAACCGGATCACCGTCGCCGAAGTCTTCGCTTGGCAGCGTCTGAAGTGCGAAGGAAACCAGCCCTTCCATTCCTCCATGCTCGGCCAAGATCTCTTCAGCGCCCTTTTCGCTATTGTACCCGAAAGCGTGAATATAATCTTTTCCGGTTAGCTCCAAAAGCACATGCGCGACAAACTGGCAGCAATCTGAATCGCCGTATTCAAACTGTCGCCTTTTCCATGAATTCAAGGCTTGGCGAACCATCAATCTGTTCTGCGAGTCTTTGTATCAGCAGCAGTTCCAGCCGTTCCACCGCTGTCTGAATCGCCGCGCCATTTAATTTTTAAACCATCAATTTTTGGCATAAACTCGAAAAAGGTATCTGAAGGATAAAGCCGTTGTTGTGTCTGATTCGTATATCTTAAATTGGCAGACCTATCGAATTCTGCTAATTCAGATTCGCAGGTGACAATGATCTGATCACCACCCTCGCCCTCCTGTCCAGCCGTGACGCTCATCACATCCATGAAGCCAGTCCACATTGGGATTGGATCATCCAATAATTCATCATCTGCCGATAGAACCCCGACATAAACCGTAACAGGTCGCATGAAGTAATCTTCATTCAAAGCCTGACCGGACAACGTTGCATCGAGCGCCGATAACGTGAGAGTTATCGAATAAGGACTGACGTCTGATCCTTCCTCAAGCGTTGAAACTGACCCAAGGCTTCCAACACCAAGCCAATCCTGACCGCCCCAAGAGTACGTTCCGATCCCGTTGTGGACGTATACTGTTTCGGCAGCAAATTCTAATTTCACAAAGGTCAAAACGGTAACATATGGTAAATCAAATGCGGCCAAGCTATCCGGTAAAAATGGTCTGCTCACGCTAATACATCCTCAACGGCTTCAATGCTGAATGACGACAAACCTGCAAGCTCATTGCTCCAGCCAGACTTCGATGCAAGCATGAAAACGCCATTAACAGGGGAAGTATAATCAATATTATCGTTGTTTATGGTTGGCTTGCGAATTGGCGGAGCAATCTTAATTGTTATATTTCCAGACACGTCTGAATTAGCATCAGCAGTGACCATGTGAAGTTCGTTGTTAAATGAGACGTAATCGCCAGCCTTGACGTATCCGATAATCAAGGTGCCCGTGGTTGAGCAAACAAGATTCGCGCCAGACTGACCAGAACCGTTTATTGTCAAAGTTCCTGTCCCAACCCCCCTTCGAGTATACGAATGATCATGAAGCGTAAACCGATGCTCCTGCCCATTCAGCTTGGCAAGAAAAGCCTGCATTTCCGACCTGTCATCGCCGCTTAAATTGTTGAACGACATGCCAACTTTCCAGAGAGAACCCTGACGACCGGACGTTTGTACCGAGTTAGTTATAGGTGAACGAAATGTCTTTGTGTTCGTTACTAGTTCAAAGCTGCTTGATGTCGGCGTAATTTGAGGAAACGGAAAAATACTCATACGAATCGTCGCCTCTGCATCAATGACTGTATCTGAGCAATTGTTGCCGAGCTTGATTGCTCCATTGCCATTCTTATTTTTTGTTCTACGTCTGGGCCCGCGCCAGAAGCGTCAATGTTGTTAACAATGGTCACTCCGCCGCTCTGGCCTTTCGTGTGGTCGATTACAGACTCGTTCGGATGAACCATCGCCATGTATCCACCTTTTCCATCCAGCCCACCTGCTCGCGCTCCGGGACCAGTGAAGCCACCACCCTCGAAAGACTGAGCTTTGATCTGAGCAACCTGCCCGAGTCCACTTGCAACTGCACCAGCGGCCATGACAAAACCAAGAGGCGGTGGGTAACTAGCGAGCGCCAAAGTCGCGGCGGAATAAGTTTGCATGATCGCTTGCGCTATCTGGAACGCTTTGTTAACCGCGAATAGTTTTTTGTTATTGCTTGAAATTGCTGAGAACTGATTAGCCAATTCTCCGATCACTTGGCTTGTTTGCGCCACGCCTGACTTCTGATTAAACGCGGCCAATCGTTTCTGACCTTCGATTTGCTGCTCTTGGTTGAACGTTAACTTTTCAAGCACCGCCGCCCCGTTGACGTCCATATCGTCAAGAAGTACCTTGCCCGGCGCGTTGTCGGCAATAACTTGCCCTGCCGCTGCTGACGCGGCAATTGCCCTCTGATAAAAAGCCTCAATTCTATCGCTGGGCAATTCGGCGCTAGTTAGAGCTGTCATTTTTTCCATTAACTTGGCTATTTCGTCTTGAGTTTCCGCTGCGCCTTTTTTGATATCACCGTTGATCATGAAAGTGCCATCGCGAACTTTCTTTTGGTTTTCAATCTGCCATCGTGAAAACTCTCCAAAGCCTATTTTTCCAGATATAAGCATTTGGTTCATTGCTCTTTCTTGCTTCGCATACTCTGCGGCGGCGGCAGTAGGCTCAAAAACATCTTGCAATGCGCCTTTGACGTTTAGAGCAACCAGCTTCATTTGCATCATTGCAAGGCTTACCCTCTGGATAACATCCATAACATTGCCGAACGCTGTCACCACCCAGCCGGCAACGTCTTGTCCGATATTGCCAAAACCTTCCGTGTCCAAAGCCGCTTGATAAAAATCTGTAGAAAGTTGCGTAATAATAGGGCTGAATGCTGTCGAAAGCTGATTGCCAAGCCCCGTGAAAACGCCCGTTGCCCTTGAGACGGCATCGTTTGCCAATTCTATCTGTGCTGCGTCTATCCGCGAAATGGTAATTCCAAGATGCTCAGCCTCTGCGGCCATCGCTTTCAACTCAGAACTGCCACCTGAAAGCGTGTTGACCAATGCCACACCTTCAGAGTCGAAGAGTTTCATTGCCAAGCGAACTTTGTCTGACTGCCTTTCAACGCCGCCCATTGCGTCAGCGATAATTTGCATCTGCTTATCTAGAGGTAATTTCACAAGTTCAGTGGCGTTGATCCCAAGCTCTTTGAGCGCATTAACAGCCTCGCCAGAACCCATAGACGCCTCGGCGACTCTTCGAGTCATCCGCTGAAGCGCCATGTTCATGGTTTCGGTAGATACGCCGCTGAGTTCCGCAGCGTGTTGAAGTCCGCCAAGTGCTTGAGTCGTAATTCCGAGCTTATCAGCGGTCTTCGCCAGCGCATCAACGGTTTGCATTGATGATTTGGTCATAACGGTGGCAGTTGCCACACCCAGAGTCGCAAAAGCAACGCCAATTTTCCCGATCTTCATCGCGGTTTGTCCCGCGAAGCTACCCATTGACTTCAAGCCTTTATTTACCTGAGCGAAGGCTTGAGCGGTCTTGTTGGTCGCTGTAATCGGGATTCTAACGGGATTCTGAGCCATGCTTCACCTTAAAATATGCCACCCAGCCTTGAAACTCGACCATGCTCATCTCTGTAATCTCGTCAACCGTCTTGTGTAAATGTTCCGCAAGTTGGTACGCGAAGAGTAGAGCATCGTCGGTTATCAGTTTTTTTCGAGGTCTTCCGCTTTTGGCTGCATATCAGCGATTTCACCCGCTACCCTGATCAGCACGTCAGGATCAACGGATCTCACAATTTCGGTGAGTTCCGGTTTTGTGAAACAGGCTTCACCATCTTCCTGACACAAATAGTAGATCACCGTCAGCGCAAGCCCTTCATCCATCTTGTCAGAAGTTAGACGCTGCTGAATCTCCATCTTCTTTTTAACCGATATCTGAGGACGGACAAAATACCTTCCGCCCCACTCTTCGATCTCAATAGGCTTCGGATCAGCGGCCAATACGCTCTGATAATGCGTCTTGGCTTTGTCTAAAATACTCAAGCTACAACGCTAGTGGTGAGTGCGCCATTACCTTGCAAGGAAATAGATGCCTCAACCATTCCGTCAAAAGAGCTTGAACGACTAACGCCGGTCACAATAGCTGACCCGGTGTAGTAAGTTGAAGCAGACGAATCGCCTTCTGGATAGAATCCAATAGTAACTTCAGAGCCAACAGACAAAGCCACCTGACCGGAGGTGTCTGTTTCATCCCAGTAAACGTCGGCTGAACCGCTGAACGATGTGAGTGTAGGCTTGAATGTTCGCGCCGAATCAGTCATCACGGTGGTTTCAACCGTATCCGCTGTTTCTTCAATGCTGAAACTTCTCAACTCTGCAACTGACGCCGCGCCAACCTTGATTGTTCCTGCTGAACCTGTGTGAGTAGCCATTTATAAAACCTCTTTTTGTGGCTCGGCTTTGGCTTTCGCTTTCGGCTTCACCTTGTGATTAACCGGCTCCCATCCGCGAGCCAAGAATGATTCAACTTTCGATGGATGAGCGGTTATCTTTGTGCTTCCATCAGGACTTTGCATTTCCATATTATACACCTATATTTGGAGCGTTCACTGCTGTTCTGTATTGTATCGCAAACTCTAGCGTTACTATACTAACCGGCTGTTCACCCTCACCGTTGTAGCTGATGTCTGTCCCAGAGAGAAAGCTAAACTTTGCCAGCCCTCCAAGCGTTCTATCAGCCGCCATTGCGACTTCTACTTCACTGCAAATTGTGTCAATCAGATCATCATAGACTGTAATGTTACGAACGTATGCCTCGACGATCAAGACCAGCTCTCTGTTCAAAGTAAGAGTCGGCCCCATTGTGTCAGTTTCTGACGTTTCCGTTGTCGTGTACACTAAAAGCGCCGGCATCGTCTCGGCATTTAGCGGCCAGACTCTTGACTGATACACCCTATCGCCTGTTGACGTGAGGCCAGTTAATATCGTGCCGACATGCTCTCTAATTTGCTGTCTGACGTGCATTAGTTACCCCCGGCCACATTGATGCTTTCCCGGCGCAACGCCCCGGCTGCGGTGGTATCTGTAAGCGTCAAGACAATCAACCCAGTGTTGTCCGGTTGTACGCCTGTTACCTTGTAGATCGTGGCGTTTTTGATCGTGTTGCCACTCAAGTCCTTTATAGCCGCAAAACTTAACTGGTCGCCATACTTCGCAGCTTTCAAATCTTTTGCCTTGCCGTAAACTATCGGTTGGCTACTGTTGACCCCGACACTCTCGCCGGG